AATTGTCATGTAAAATTACATCAAAGATTGTGCGACCCATTACCAATATGTTATGAAGGGATAGAAATCTAACCAAAAACAAAACAACCTCCCTTTTTGGGGGAGGTAGTATGACTATTCTTAAAGGCTTTAAGTCGTGCCTTTGCTTGTCGGAGTGCCTGCGGTTTGAGTGTCCGCTTCTGCTCCTTCTTGGAGTGGTGTTGCCAATTTGGAGTGTTCATCGGTCTTGTGCTTATGAATCTATAATACACGAGAATCCTCCCCCGTGCAGAGGGAGTGTGCCACTTTATTTATTGGCACTATGATTCTGTTTTATAAGAGAATCCGCCCTTCTTATCAAACTTAATGACATTCTCAAACTTATCATGTAAATCAGTCTTATGTGAAATCACAAATATATTAGCATCCTTAATCACGTAACGAATGATTTTCAGAAACTCCTCAGTTCCAAATCCATCAAGAGAACTATCAAATACCTCATCCATAATTAAAAGATTAGTATTCACAGAGTTCTTGAGTCTTGCAACTTCTCTCCAAGTAAATAACAAACTTAAATCTACACGCATCTTTTCACCTTCACTAAAAGAACTATAAGAGAAGTTCTCGTGAATCGGTGATTGAATAGATTCATTAAACTCTTCATCCAGATGAAAATTAATGTAAAAATCCATCATCTGCAAATAACGATTCACCTGCTGATTAATAAATGGAAGATATTTCTTGATGATTTTAGTTTTTACACCATCATCTTTGAGAAGAGAATATGCAAAATCGTAATAAACAACTTCTTCCTTTTTCTTTGATAGATCACCAAATGTCTTCTGAAGATTTTCCCGAAATTCTTCTAATTTATCATGTTCAGTATTTCTGTTTTTAAGTTGTTCGGTAATAGTTTGAACTTCAGATTCGAGATCTCGTATTTGTCTCTGATTGTGGGAAATCTTAGTATTGTTTTGAGAAATCTCATGGTTAAGTTTTGTAATCTCTTTTGAAAGTGCGGTGAATTGACGCTCCCTCTCTTCTTCATATTGTATGGTTTCTTCAAGGTCTTTATACCCTTTTTGAAGTTCTTTTGCTTTATTTTGAGCTTCTGTAATTCTATCTAGACGAAATCTTTCATCAATAGTTTGAGTACAAGTAGGGCATACCGTATTTTCAGTAAAGAACTTATGCTCTGTGGCAATAGCAGATACTTTCTGAGAGATTTTACCTTTGAGATTTCCAAGTTTTTTAAGTTTATCAGCAGCACCATTTACTTCCTCAAGTTCTTTTATGAACTTAAAAATATCTTCCTCAGTAATAGAATTCTCACGCATATGAACTTCAGATTCATTCATCAATTGAGTTACTTTTACTTTACGATTTTCAATATTTTCTTTGCCCCGATTTTCCAACTCTTCAATAAAGTTCTTTTGCATTTTCTCTTTATCTTTTAGAGTTTCTTTGCGAGATTCTAAAGATTTAATCTGATCTTTTTCCGCACGAATCTTATCCTTAATTAGAGCATTCATCGCAGAGAAAATACGAATGTCCAACAAGTCCTCAATCACCTCACGACGATTTACCGTTGTTAGTTGCATAAACGGTACAAATGCACTAGATCCCAGAATCACAATCTGGGTAAAAGATTTGTAATTAACTTTAAGAATATTTTCTTCTAGAATTCTTTGATTGGCACGGTCATCTGCTTCTTTATGTAAGATAACTCCATTTACCTCAATATCAAATGTATTTGGTTTAATTCCACGACGAACAAGATATTTTTTACTATTTACAGAGAACTCAATCTCTACCAAACAATCCTTTTCATTGGTACTGTTGGCAAGTTGAGGTTTATTAATCTTACGAAATGGGCGATTGAACAAAACAAAAGTCAAGGCATCTAGCACAGTAGATTTGCCAGCACCATTTGTTCCAATAATCAAATTGGTATTGTGGTTTTCAAAATTAATTTCAGTCCAGTTATTACCAGTACTTAAAAGATTTTTCCAACGAATTTTATGAAATTGAATCATTTTTTAGGGGGAATTACGATATCTTCGGGAGTAATTACAGCATACTTGTAATTATGCATCTTACAAGTCTTTATAGCAAGATCATCATCTACTTCTATTACATCCATTTCTTTTTCTTCTTGATCTTCCAACATTAAAGCATAACGAGTGGCATCATCCTCTTCTTCAAATAAGAACAGAACTTTTTCACCATACTGGTCTTGAACAGCATATGCACCATCATCTTTTCTATCTTTAAGAGTAAGAAGAAACATTATTCTACTTCGCAAGCTTGTCTATAGAGGTCTTGAAAAATTCCTTTGATAATATTTTTATCATATGCAAATTCCGCGTCATCAATATAACGATTCAGAATTGAAATTGTATTCTCTTCCTCATCAATTTCAAACTCTTCATTTTCTTTAATATCAAAGTTTTCAATAATCTTAAGTTCTTGAACACCTACAGTATAAAGTTTGTCGATAAATTTTTCAAAATCTTTTGGTTTTGATTTTTTGCGAACAATTACTTTTACAATTTTATTTTGATACTCAGTAGGATCAAATATTTGATACGGAGTATCTTCATAATAAAGATTATAGAATAATTTATGAGGATTATTAATCGGAGTGTGGGTGAGAGTTTCTGTATCAAAGATATGAAATCCACGAGGATCATTTACATCATTCCAATACATCTCATATGTATTACCTAAGTAATAAATTTTACCATTATCAGAACGAGTATGATAGTGCCCAGAAAATACTTTGGTAAATTTATCAAAAATCTTTGAGTCCATACCATGCTCTTCCATCACAAGATTCCGATTTACGAGGAAACCTTGAAGTTCTAAATGTCCCATTGCAATCTTTGCCTTGGACTTCTTAATCTGATTAATAGTTTCATCATAATTCTCACTACAAATCCAGGGAACCATCATAATATCTAAACCACCAACGTTAATTGTCCTTGGAGAACTATAGGTCTTAATATTTGAGTAGGTTTGAAGAAGAAGACTTGGAGAATTAACACTGTTGGTATTCTTATAGTAACAATCGTGATTACCAATAATCATATGAACTTCATGATTTTTAAGAGGTTCAAATACAACTCTCTTTGCCCATTCCAGACTTTGATAATCAATCGACTTACGACTATCAAAGGCATCACCCATATGAATAACTGCCTCTACTCCGTGCTCTTCTAAGGCAGGAAAAAATACATTCTTATAGAAGAGTTCAAAGTGATCGTGAAGATGTTTGGAACCCTTACGGGCACCGAAATGACTGTCTGTTAAAATTGCGACTTTCATCGGTTGTTGTTTCGGTACTGAATGTTGTCCTTCATGGAATTATACTCGGAATTGTTCCCAGAAAGCAAGTTGTCATCAATAACCATAACCTCATCAAAACCAGTTCTTTCAATAATCTTAGTTTTAATTTCTAACTGTTTTTTTTCTTTTTGAATTCTACGGAGAAAAGCAAAGTGAATAATCTGAGTAAAGTATGCAAATGGATTTTGAGATCTTTCCGGATTGAAGTTATGAATATACTGAACACAATTTTCAATTCCGTCAGAGATCATATCTTCACGGAACATATAATTGACGAAGTTTGGTTTATAGGATAAATGAGTAGCAATCTTTAAGAAGCAATCACCTATGTAGTTGGTAATCCTGGGTTTTCCTTCCCAATGCCCCGACTTTGGTGGTTCTTTATCATATTTCTCAACGAATAGTTCCCGTGCTTTCGCAACTTTGCTGCGATACACTGTCATTGCTTCTAACAACTCTTTATTATTTACATAATGCTCTGATTTCTTTTTTGCCATGTGGTCTCATTTATCCATTAATAAGTTAAGTTAATTATAGCACACTTTAGGGGGGCTTGACAACTACTGGATTTATAAGTAGAATAGGTTTGTTCCCGTTAAAGATAAGTACTAGATTTCTTTAATACCTTTATATAACTCTTCAAGTTTTTTACGAGCCTCCTCAACAGAGGAGATGTATCCCATTTTATCGGAGACTTTTACTTCACCTGATGATGTATACACTTCTACAGAATCATCAGATATGTATTCGGTATATACTTTAATCAATCTTTCATCATTAGTCTCAGTCATAGTAATTACTTTATCAAGTTTAATCATAAAAAAATCATCATTTGCAAGTTCAATCCACGGTTTTACTTTTATATAATGTTTAGTAGGACCAGAATGAAATTTTATAATGACAGGATTTTGAAGCACTATAATAGGATCTCCATCGTTTTCATCTACACAGATTAACGATAGAATTTCTTCACCAGATACTAGTTTTAGAATACAATAAAAATCTTCTCCCATTAGTTCTTTAGTGGTATGTTAACAATTTCATAATTAAAGTTTTCTTCATTATAGATTTTAATTCTTTCAATTAAGTGATTGAGTGTATAATTCTTTCTTGACTTATAACTGATATCATCGGCAATATCATATAGAGTTGCTTTCACTTTGTTTTCACCTTTTCTGAGTACTCTTCCGATAGATTGGAGATTTCTAATTCTCGATTTTGATGGTGACGCAAACACGACATTATGTAGATTACGAATATTGATACCGGTAGAAAAAGTCCCATAGGATGCCACGATGATTGCATTGTTTTCTTTTTCGGTTATTTCACGAACTCTTTCTCTTTCGTCAGTTTCTACACCACCATGAATAAAGAAAACCTGACGATCATCAACCTTACTATTATTTATTAACTCATATAAAGGTTGTCCGTGGGTTTCTACTCTTGAAAATAAAACAAGAGTATTACCTTTTAAATCTAATGTAAGATTTTTGATAAAGTTATTTCGTTTCTGATGATTGATAAGATACTGAACTTCATCTTCAAAGACTTCAAATCGATTCGGTGGGTGTTTCAATAGAAGTATTTTGATATCTAATTTGGCAAGATAACCTTTCTTCATCAGTTCATCAGTATTGATAATCTTATAAGAAGGTCCAAATAATCCTTCCAATACCCACTTATGAGTTTGACTTCCATCTAGTGTTCCGGTAAAACCAAACCGATATTTTGCATCACAAAGTTTAGTCATTATAGATATTAATGACTTGGATTTAAACTGGTGTGCCTCATCTCCTATGACTACATTAAATCTGGAAAAATACTGCTTAGGCAATTTGTAAATGCTTTGCCAGGTAGTAATAATGACTTGAGAATCAGTTTCTCTTTCCTTACCAGCGTATATCTTGTGGCAGTATGAACCAACATCCCACCCATAATCTTCAAAATCTTTATACATTTGTTCTACAAGGGAAGTCGTCGGCACAACTATCAGAATATTTTGTTGCTTCTCAACGTAATATCTCACAACAGAAT